TCGCCCTCAATCAATGGGAGCACTGCATAGTTGGTTCTGGCTTCAACGCGACGCAGCAAGGTGCTGTTGGGCCATTCACCCGTACCATCTGTTTCTGTTGTGTGGCGAATGATAGCGATAAAATTGTTGGCATTTAATTCCGTTGGTGGAATAGTCCAACGCAAAATCGCCTGATCTGCCGTTGCCTGAATTGTTACATTATCAGGGTCTGGCGGCAGAAGAACACTGCTAGGATTATTCGGATTAATATCAGGAACAGGAACTGTAAAGCTCGCCTTGACCCATGCAGACTTACGATTGACGGGCGGAGCACCAACAGAGCGAACTTCAAACGTGATCGCTGTGCCTGCCGCAATGTTATCGATCTCAAAGGTTACATTTGTCGTTTCAGCATTGACATAGTTTCCATTTGCAACCTTATATCGCACCTCAAACCCAAAGGTCACGCCATCAAGGCCACGGGACCAAGATGCAATCACTCTGTTAGTAACACTCGTGCCGACCGTAACCTGACGCGCTTCAAGTTGCAGTTTTGTTGGTTGAGCCGGTGGGTCATTGAACAGAGTTACGTCATCAAATTGCAGCGGCGCTCCAGTATCTGCAGCTGCATAAATGCTGTCATTATGCTCAACACCAGTGATCGTATATTGCCCATCACCGTTATCACCAACTGACAGGCATCGAAATTTCTGCTCCTCAACCGAGCTGGAGCTGATGGACCAGACAGATTGCGCTAGTGGTGCAACGCTGAACGAAGATGTTGTGATAACAGCGCCTGAAACGCTGACAATCGAACGTGTTTGAACCGTCCCATTTGGCAGCGTACACGTCAGTTCATGACCAGTGCCAGGCGGCAAACTGATGTTTTGATCAACAGTGATCTGCGATGTAGTTGCACTGCTGACACGTCCTGCAAGCCTGACACCCTGCCGCATCTCATCAGATACAGCAAAGATCTGCCCTGGGAGCACCACAGCGCCCTGCAGGCCAGTTGTGAACGTGACGATCTCGCCGTCAATTTCTTCAGACGCCAGCATCCATCTGCCAAGACGCTGCGCTTGATATTTTGAGGTTACACCAAAACCAACAATTTCTTTAACTTGATACCCGTATTTTGAGATCAGCCCTGCATCTTCAACAACAACATAATTTGACTTATAGAAATTCTCGGGATCGTTGTAACGAACACGAATGCTAGTGCTACGTGTCTTAAGAGATGTACCCGAATAGTTGAACGCTCCGTTAATAACGTTGCTGTTTGTGTAGAGATGAACTGGCGACAGATCCGAACCGTTGAGGTTGCCGTGATCTGCTGTTGCCTGAATCGTGTTTGCCTGCCAATACAGCATCCCGCGAAACACACTTGCGAGATCCTGCAGAACACTGAACGCCTCAGCCCGATTGCCAATTACGACATTGCAAGCAAAACGAGGCTCGTAGCTGCCGTCGGGATTCCTGATGAGTTGATTTGCGTATTGGGACAACGGATACAGATCAACCCAGCTGACATTTGATGCCGTGACAAAATCACCCGCGCCATAACGAGGATTCGTCAGCATGTCATAGAAACAGCAGACAGGACATGTCGTCCATGCTGATTTCAGGCTGCCATTGAATGACCCGCGAAACCCTAGGCTCCCGTCAGAACGCGCATAGGCATTGCGCGGAATTGCAACAACACGCCCACGAATTTTGTAGGAACGAGTCGGCAAACTTGCAAACTGACGTGTTGAAAGCGAAAGTCCCGCAACAGCACAGTACGGATAGGCTGTACGCAAAGACTGAATCTCAATCAGACTTGTCCAGAAAATTCGATTTGCTCTACCGTTAGCAAGCGGAACATTCTTTTCAACCTCTGTAAAATTGCGGAACTTTACCTCAAAATGATCTTCACCTAGATTGATCTTTCTGACACGAATGTTCCAAGGCCCTGCACCCGGAAGCGTGATGCGTGGTGTTTTGAACTGATAATCGCTGACAGCAATACCAGTGATCGTACGATCGTAGACGGTTTTGAACGCTCTTCCTTGTGCTTGAACATCAACAACAACACGAATCGCACCGTTGAACAATTGCCCCTTGGCTAGACCTTCCTGCGCCGTTGAGAACATGCGCGGGATTGAAAGCAAAAGTTCAAAAGACTCAACATCTGTATCGGTGATCTGCCTGATAAGCTGCCCGCTCCCATAGTCACGAGCGATGACTTGATTGTTTGCATTCAGCGTTTCGCTGTAGTTCGCGCCGATCTCAGTATTGATATCGTTGACAGTTGATGTCCCATTCCTGCCCTGCGTTAATTGCGATTGCGTACGACCACCAGGCTTGAAATCGTATGAAACATCAGCAGAGGCAAAGTTACGGCTTGAGCCCGTGCGAATCGGCGTTTCATCAAGATAGATGCCTTGCTCTGTGCCAACAATGCCAGCAATCGGCCCTTCACAAAGAAGGTCAACAACGCGAATAACAGAAGTGGAATTTAACGCCATGACTACACTCGATTCTGACTAAAATCAAAAAATTTATCGTAGCCGTTGTTGATTACACGAAGGCGGCACGATGAGTTGGCCCTAAAATCAACAATCTTCACACGAGTTTGAATGCCTTCTTCAATCTTCTCATCAAATTGAGCGTAACGGATGTAGTGCATCCAACGATATGGTTGACTTGAAGTGATCAGGCCCTGAATCGTTCCTTGCACATTTGCGGTCACTTGATTCGGATTATCATCAAGCTGAGTGATCACCTCAATTTGATATGTAATAAATCCATCAACAAGGCTGCTGCCAGCGCCACTCACGTAATCAAACAAACCGCGATCAAGCTCAAAAAACACTTGATAGTTATCGGCCTTGATGTTGTCAAAACCGTTTCTGTCTGGCATCCGCACTTCGTTGCCATCAGACAAGGACAGCGTGCGTTGAGCAGTTACTGAAGGCGAGAACTTGACTTGGCTGTATTCCCACCTGCGACTACGCAACCCTGAGGCTTCTGTCGCCGAATATCCGAGCTTTTCACCACCAACCAACATTGTGTCAGGGCCAGGCTCCTTGATCGCCGTTGTCAGCGGATCTGATTCATCAGTCACGTCAACATTGGCGCTGAGCAGATGACTACCGATCAAAACCTCCCCGTACGCCACAGGGATCGTTGCACCAACGCCAACAGTGTTAGCAGCACCGGTATAGGCATAGGACTGCTTGCCATCTGTGCCGCGTGTGATTGATTGTGGGCCATCAGTGCTGATGCTATCCCCGCTGCTCAGCCGATTGGCACCACCAAGACCGCCAACGTTAGGCACCACAGGTTGCGGTGAAAGCATCTGCGAGACACCGCCAAGAATCAAGCTGGCACCAATTGCGCTCAATGCAGTACCGACTGCAGTACCGAATCCACCAGCCACGGCAGTGGCACCAAACACACTTGCAGCGCCAAACAATCCGGCTCCAGGCAGCAGGAATGAAGCGGCGATCAAGCCAACACCGGCAAGGATCTGCCCTATTCCACCACCACCGCCGCCGCTACCAACGATGACAGGCGTCAAGATCAAGTCATTGCTTCCGATCGGAAGATGCAGATCCTCATATCCAAGATCTGTGTCAGCCTGAATCAGCCGATAACCGATGCCATGCTCATGTGCGTGAATCAGCTCTTCCTGCAGCTCAGGGATGTTGATGCACAGCAGCTTGACAGCATCCGCAGGGGTCCGCAGATCGTAGTAGGTGTGCTCGGCGCCATAACGCTCGCCCAGATCACCCAGCAGTCGGACGACCTGCTGCATACCTGAATACTGCTGCAATCCTGTCAACATACCGCACTAAGGGAATCTTGACGTTGATGCAGGATCTGCTCGTCAGGCAGCAAAATTGCAGCGTGCATTGGTGTCTTCGTGCCGAGTCGCATGATCAGTACATCATCAGGGCGTCTGCGACAGTACTGCACCTGCTTAAACCCAATGCGTTCAGCCTGTTGCAGAAAGATGCTTTCGCAGCGATCAAGTATTGGTGGGCGATCAAAATCAGGCAATACCACGCCTTTCAATGCGAAGTAATCACGCACAAGCGAAAAGCAGTCGTTGACGCCGTACTCCCACCTGCGACCGATCAGGGCTCGATAGTGGTCCATTTCTCGTCCGGCATTGACCAGATGTACCACGGTAGATCAGTCTGGCTGCATGAACGATGATCCACAGCGCTTGCGATACCACCACGCGGATGTGAATGCACAACGCCTTCAACCTTGCCGTAAAACGACGCCAAAGCGTAATCACGAGGATCCATCACGAAGTCCTCGGTAGGATCATCAGCGATATTTCGGCAGCGCCAATACTTCCCATCGACAATCACACCACACGCTTCCTTCGGCCACTCTTGCCGTGCATGTTTCTCAAAATCAAGCCTGAAGTCTTGCACCTGGGAATCCTCCAAACGGCAACAAGCCACTGGTAAAGCGTAAGGCGCAGCTGGTGTAGCGCTTGCCGCATTGATCGTTAGCTGCGTTGGTAGCGCGATCATTCAAGTCAAAGTATCTCCGGCCCCTGTATCCGCATTCAGCACCGCGATATTGCCATGGGCAATGCTCAAGCACTTGACGACGCGGTAATGCAAGATTTGTCAGATCAAGCTTGCTTGTCAGTTCAAACTCAACCGCTTGTGGGTTTTCATTGGCGACGCGATCGATGTACCAAATCTCATCCTCAAACTTTGCCGTCGGATCCGCCGTTGCATTTCCACCTGAAAAGTTCACCGCATCAAGGAACTTCTTGCATGTTCTTATTCGTGTGACCTTCGCCTGCAGCGGGTTGTACAACACAAGCAACGCCGAGATTGCGCTATTGGCATTGGCAACACGCATCGTTGGGCGTGGCAGCGTACCCTTACTCGTCACCTCAAACCCTTCAACCTCAATCGGGAATGCGGTGTAGGTGATCTGATTGAAGACAATATCAGCTGACAGCTCATTTGTGCCAGCGTGATAATAAAACGTCGTATCAATCCCGTTAACGGCAGCGGTCAACTGCAGCTGAAACAATTCGATGATCGCCGATGGTTCAAGCGATTGAAGTTGCTCTTGAATCGACTGAGGAGTGCTCATGCTTCAAACACCTG